CCATCGGGCCGCCCTTGTACGCCTGCTCCCACCACTCAGTCATCGGGGGCGCTCCTTCCCGACGGGCAGCGGTGCGGTCGTTGGTGTATAGCCGGCGTCCAACTCGGCCTCGGAGAGTGCGAACTCGGTCGTACCACCATCCGGGGAGAGCACCACCCGGCCGGGCGCAATGACGGTAGGTCCGGTTGCCGTCACGATCTCCTCCAGCTCGGTCACCTCACGGCTGTTGTAGACGGTGGACGGCTCTGCCGGCGGTTGCGGTTCGGGTGGGTACACCGGATCGGCTGGTGGTAGCGGCTCCGGGTACGGCTGTTCAGTGGTCGGATCGATTCCACCGTTGACCTCCCACTGATCGTGTGCCTCCTGGTACGTCACCATCGCCTGATCATGGTTGCTGTCCGCCAGGGCCTTCGACTCATCCCACACCTGTACCGCGTGGTTGAAGTCCCCCAGCTGCCCGGCGTACGCATCCAGATCGTGGTTTGAGTAGTACGTGCTCATGCGGCTCCTAGTCGTCGAGCTTCACGATCCAGGGCACGAACGTAGCAGTTGGCGTGTTCTCGTGAACACCGCCACCACCCGCACCCTGGATGCTAATACCGGTCCCGGCCCCGTAGATGCCGATGCCTGTCCCGTTCCCGTTCGTGTAGACGTAGCCGGCGAAGATCGGTGCGGCCGCCGTGTTCCCGGTCGGGCGGATCACGTCGGGGTTGGCGCCTGACACCCATGCCTCGATCGGGTGGTTATGCCCTGGATCCGCGACCGAATGGGCATGGCCTGGGTCGCTCACCCCGTGGCCGTGTGACGGCATCTCGGAGGCCGCCAGAGTGTGGTACTCCTCACCACTCACGCCGGCCAGGACGGCGGAGACCGCGCGGGCCATCCGGTTCGCCCTGGCACCACCCGGCATCGCGTCCATCCCGATCGGTGCAGAGCCGCGTAGATCAGGCACCCTGAAGTTGCCGGCACCCGGATCGGCCTTGCCCGCATGCGTTCGCCACGCGGTCGCGATATGCGCTGATGCCTGGGGGAACGTGGCGGAGACGTAGGAGGCACCGTCGGCCCACACCCAGCGACCATACGTCGCGATCTCCGGGACGGCCGAACCACTCCACATTCGTACCTCGCCGGGGATTGCACCACCCGACTTGAGCTGTGACAGAACCGTCTCCAGACGGTTGCATAGCTCCTGCATGTCAAGCGGCACATCAGCCGGATCGACCGGTGCCGGGTACGGGAGTTGCCAGGTGGGTGTCTGCGGCATTGCTCCTCCTCAGGCCGGCTCGTCGTCTCGGACGTCGGCGTACGTCGGGTATGCGGCCTTCACGGCGGCGTAGTTTGGGTGGTTCGTGTTCAGCTGGGCGTAGCTCTGCCCGGCCGCGGTGCGGTACGCCAGAACGATCCCGCCCGGCTTCTGTGCCAGGAGAGCACGTAGCGTCGCGGTCGGGTCAGGTGTCTGATCGGTGTACGTGGTCACGGTCAGGTAGTACGCGAAGTTCGGTGAGGACGGGTCACCCTGGGAGGCACCGTCCCGCTCCCGGAACACGACGGTCTGCGCGCCCGTGAGGGTGGCACGGGCAGCACCAATCAGGGCGTCACGGGTACCGCGCCGAAACCCATCGGTTGACGCAATGCGGGCACGCATGTCCGCCTCACTTGAGCCTGGTAGGGTGCGCACCCCGGCGAACTGCCCCAACCACGGGAGTGCCTCCGGCGGGCAGCGGTTCAGGTCAAGAAGAAGCGACCAGCCCGGTCCCTCCGGTGTGTCCCGAACCAGATCCTCGATGAGCTGGTACATCGTGCCGATCGCGTTGCAGAGGATCAGGAGCGCCCACTCGTTCTCCGGGTCCGCCTTGGCGAGTGGTGCCAGCGAGTCGTACAGGCGTCCCGCGAACGTGTCCGGGGTGAGGGTTGCCGGTGGTACCGGCGAGATCGACCGAACCGTACTCATGGGGTGGGCGTACAGCTCCCGGTGATACTGCCGGCGTTCGGTAGCGGCGCCACCCCACTCATGGTGACGTCCGCGATGCCTGGCGGTTGCCCCGCGATGTTCAGCGTCAACGTCTGGATGTAGTGAATCCCCTCCGTGTCATTGATGACCTGGGCAAGCTCCAGGCGGCGTACCACCGTGTCGTTGATCCAGGAGCGAGCGGAGGTATCCCCGAACGGAGGTACGCCCCAGTTCGCGGGTGACAGGTACGCGGTCAGGTTGTCACGGGCGCGCCCGGCCACCTCCATCGGATCGAAGCTCGGGAAGGAGGTTGCGGAGAAGTCCACGTCGATCGTGGTGTACGTCGGGTCGCCCACGAAGACGAGGAAGTTCACCTCCCGCTCGGACTGGAGAAGGCTGAGTACCTGCTGCTTCGTGGTGGACGGCACCGGCTGCCCGTTCTCGTCCACAAGGATCACCGTGACGCAGCGCGGCTCGTTCGTAGCCCCGGTGGACAGGTTCAGAAGATCAATGGCGGTCGCGCGGGCAACACCGGGCACCATCTGCTGTGCCATGACCGCGAAGTCCTGCGGCAGGATCGGTCTGGGGGCCAGCAGCGTGAGGAGTGCGGAGAGCCGTGCCAGGTACGCGTCGATGGACTCGGCGTCCTGGCCACCACTGGTCGGTCCGTCCAACATCACCGATTCGATGAAGTCGAGCGGGTCCAGCATGGAGACGTCACCGGTGATGTTGGAGGCGGCACCACCCGCCTCGAGCGCGCGGATTGTGACGTCCCGCACAACCGTGGTGCCGGGCGGGATCGTGAACGTGTTCAACACCTCGAACGCGTACGCACTCGTGTCCGCCGGTGGCTCGATCCCTACCAGCGTGCCGGCATCAACGGTGTACCCGAGATCGTCAATGGCCGTCCAGGTGGTGGAACCGACCGCCTGTACTGCCGGGTACGGCGGCAGGCCAAGAATCGTCTCGCCGTAATACATGAAGATCGCGTCCGGCACCAGAACGATCAGGTCCCGAAGCTCGCCCGCCAGCTGTGCCAGCGATTCGATCAGCCAGGTCTCCAGGTTGCCGGGGAACGGCAGCCAGCCCGGTACCTGCTCCTCCAGGTACGTGAACGCCTCATCCGCCAGGTCGGTGGGCGTCGTCTCAACCGGCACAGGGATGTACGTGGACACGGGCGACCTCTCAGGTAGCAGAGCGGAGTCGGAGTTCAACGTTCACGTACTGAATGAGCTCGTCCAGTTTGTCGGGGTGGGTCGTCAGCAGCGCGTTCGCGCGTGCCTCCCAAGCCTCCACGGCGGTCCGTACCGGGTCAAGCTCAAGCGGGGATCGCTGGAACGCCAGATCGTCGATTCCGAAGGTGGGTAGCTCGACGCGGAAGCCGGTGGGGCAAAGCAGGACCGCCAGAACGCAGTCCGCGATCTCGTCAAGTGAGTCCTGCTCGTTGACGGCTGCGGAACGAGACGCTGACTGGGCGGTGGTGAACCGGAACGGCAGGCTGAAGTGCGGTACGTCCGTCATGAATGCTCCACCCAGACGCTGACCTCATGCCGTCGTAGCTCAGGATGCTCATCCGATCCTGGTCCGTGCACAACCTCCCACCGCAGTAGACCGGTGTTCAGTACCGGGGCCGCCTCGCTTCCCAGATCGAGGGTGACGGGGCCACGTTGCTCGATGGTGCGGTGCAGGAGGTCGCGCATCATGGAGTCCAGTTGCGTCTGGGGATCCAGCTCGTGGATAAGTTCCTCCACCTCCCGCCCCGGTGTCCAGATCCGGCGAAGCTTCTCGATCGGGTGAACAGGCACCTACTGCACCGGCTCCGGGGTGGGTCCAGGTACCTCAACCCAGAAGTCAAGTGGACCACCGATGTCGCTGTCGCTGATCGTCAGTAGGCGGCCGGTTTCATCCCGCCCGTACCACTGGCCCGGTGCGATCAGAATGCCGTCGATCTCTTTCGGTGCCGCCTCCGGTGGGAGCTGCTCGACCTCGATCGGTGCCGGCGGGTTCGATTCCAGGTCCAGCATCCGTAGCGCGAACTGCTGCTTCACCTGTTCGATCTCGTTCTCGTACGCCTGCTGTAACCCCTGGTTGATGATCCACACAGCCGCCTCCCTAGATGGCCCGCAAGAGCTTGTTTACGACGATGGTGGGTTGCATGTTCAGATGCATCGACCCGGAGCCGCTGGCGTCGGTGGTTCCCGCGTGGGTGTGTGCTGCCGAGCGGCCACCGGTGTTGCCACTGACGAGGTGAACGTGGTTTGCACTCACACCACCCGTCGCCTTCCAGAACGGGCCGACCGGTGCGCCTGCCGAGTTGCCGGCTACCTGCATGTCACCGGGACCGGCGCCCGACACCCACAGATCGAAGCTATGCGAGTGATCGGAGCTGATGTAGCCGGTGTTGAAGTAATTGTTATGGGAATGGTCGACGCTCTCGGTACCCGTCGTGAACGTGTGAGTGTGGGCCGGTAGCTGACCGTTCGCCAGCGCCACACCCTCCGAGCCGACCGCAGCGCCCAGGACGGTGCCGGCGGTCCCGGAGACGGCCGCGGTGATCCGGTTCGCTGCGGTCCCTCCCATGTCATCCTTGCCGGCACCAACGCGACCCCGGTAGTCAGGTAGGTTGAAGTTCACCCCGGCCGTTCCACCGTACGGACGCCCGGATGCGTCAGCAAGCGTCTGAAGGTTCGGGTACGCGGTCTGCGTGAGAAGTTGCCCGTACGGCAGTAGCCCCCAGGACGGAATCTGCCCTCCAGCCCACGGCCAGTCACAGCAACCGCCGAGCGGGATACCCGCCTGCTGGGTGAACACGACCTCGAGCCGGTCGGCGAGCTTCTTCAGGTCGAGCGGTGGATCGGCCAAGTCCGTTCTGGCCGGGTAGGGGAGCAGCCATGTCGCAGTCGACGGCATCAGGCGTCCGGGGTGTAGGCAAGGTTGATCGCTTGCCAGCCCTGCGGGTTCCGCGAGTCGCACATCAGGTCGCCGCTCACGGTGATGTCGCAGCGGCTTCCTGTTGGCGGTTCGCCGGAGACGATGGCGGCAAGGATCTGCGCGCCAGGCCGGTACCCGACCGGCATGTTCCAGATCACCGTCCCGGCTGTGCCGTTCCTGACCATCGCCTGCACGATCACGATGCCGCCTGACATTCGGAAGCGGGCAGGCGTGAAGGTGCCATAGTTCACAAAGCCGTTCTGGAAGGCGGGCTCGCCCGCCGCGCCGACGACGTGCCAGACAGCGTCGTCGCGCAGCTTCCAGGGCGTCCAGGTGCCGCCGACCTTCTGCCGCCGCC